GTTCCGCTTCCTTCCCCTGCCGTCCGTGTATGTCACGCCGCCGATGCCCATCTACGCCTCCTGCTATGACGATATGTTCGCGGCGGGCGCGCCCTCCGCGTAGCCGAGCTTTTCGGACACCGTGACAAGCGACTCCAGCGAGGGGTGGTCGTCGTCGCGGCGCTCCATGAAATCCAGCATCCACTTGAACACGGTGTTGCGCAGCTCCGTCGGGGTGAGGAGCATCTTGTTCATCGCCTCGATGATGCGTATCTCGCAGTCGAGGAGCTGCTTGCCGATGTCCGCCGTGATGGACGCGATCTTTCCGTACACGTCAACCTTCAGCGTCACCAGTTCGTCCTTGAGGTCGTTGAGGGCCTTCTGGCGGTCGCGCTCGATGCCGCTTGCGGTCGTGGGCCACACGGTGGAGTTGTACGTCCCCGCCGTTATCATCTTGGCCTGCGCCTCGGAGAGAAGGGCGTCGTACTTGTCGTTGATCTCCTGTATGCGGCTCGCCATCCAGTCTTCCGGCAGGTCGCCCAGCGAGTTGCGGTAGTTCTCAAGCGCCTCCCTGACGGCGTTCACGACCATTTCGGCAAGCGGCTTGAAGTCTTCCGGCGAAAGCGCGGAGAAGACGTTGTTCGCCTCGCTCTCCGTCCGCGCCAGCATGAGCGCGTAGAGGGACACGATCTCGTCGTAGCGGTCGGAGTTGACCTGCCGCCCCTCGTTGTAGGCGTCCGTGAAGGACTGCACCATGTCCTGGAGCACCTGCTCCGCCTGTATGCGCCTTCGCTGGAGGCGCACCGCGAAGCACGAGTACCAGTACGGCGCGCCGCCGCTCGTGTTGGACGTGAAGGACGTGCCGTTGTTGTACGCGTCCGCGTTGCCGTCCACCGTGCCTTCCGACGGCGTGGGGACGACGGTTGTGCGAAACATCCATGCGTTTCCAGAATTCCCCTGTGCGCCGTCCTCGATCTTGTAGTGGTTGATCTCCTTGTTGCCCTGCGGCGTGTTCGTGGCCTTGGAGTGCGTGTTGGCGATTGCGGAGCTGGATGTCTGCGCGGTCGCGGTCGCCGTGCTCGTCCACTCGCCGCCCTCTGCGGAGCTCATGTACGCGGTGATGTACCAGCCGTTTGCGAGAAGGTACGTCACCACGTCGCGCGAGAGCTTCACCTCCTGCGCGGGACGGCCAACGGTTTCTCCGACCTCGATCTCCATCGTCTCCGTTGCGAACCACCGCGAAACCTGCATCGCGGCCTGCGGAATCGGCGCGTAGGACGCGGCCTGCACCGCTATCGGGTCTAGTATCGGCGTTCCGCTTGAACTTGAAAGTGAAATGACGCTCATGGCCTAAGCCTCCCTGTATGGCGGCAAACGGCGCGCATGGCCTCGAACGCCCACTTGCCTGTGCTTGAAAGAACGACCACCGCCCACGCGCCGCGCTTGCGCGGACGCCACACGGGGTTCCACCCCGCCGGGAAGTCGAACGCCGTCCCGCCGACGCCGTTGATCGCGCGGCGCGTGGCTGCCTCCGCCGAGTGTGCGGTGTACACAGTCGCCGTCACGTCTGCGGAGCCTTCCGCAAGCGTGGCGTACAGTTCCGCGAAGAAGCCGTCCTCTCCGTCCGACGCGGAGACGCGAAGCGGCCCGAACGCGATCTGCGACGGAAGCTCGCACGCAACCGAGTCGTCGAACTGCCGCCACGTTCCGTTGAACTTGAACGCGATCGCGCCGTTGTACGTGCCGACGGCCTGCGGAACGTCCGCGTCGAACGGGAGCGCGATGGGCCAGAAGGCCGGGTTCTGCGTTCCCATGCCAACGTCCACGAGGTAGTCGCCGCTCGGAGAGAACGAGTAGCAGCAGTTTTCCTTCGCGTCGAAACCGAGTATCGTCTCGGGGTCGGTCGGGAAGAAAGGAAGCCCGCCGCTCTGAAACGTCGGCATTTCGCCGTAGGTCAGCGAGACGAATCCCCGGTGCGACACGAAGAGAAGCCTGCGGTTTGCGTTGCACCACGCCTTGGGGCCGACGACGCCGTATTCGCGCGAGACGAGCTGGAGCTCGCCGTTCGCGGGGTCGCCAATGAGCCGCCACATCGTGTGCTGCGTGGCGACGTACATCATGCCGTTGTCGATGGGCATGATCGCCGTGATCGTCTCGCCGCGCTCGCCCGCGAACGCGAGGTTGCCCGCGCAGGCGCGAGACACGTCCGCGTAGTCAGCGCCGTAGTCCCAGTCGTGGTACTTGCCCACGCGGGAGCAGAACCAGTCGGCGTCGCGGGCCGCGAAGATGCGGTCGCGGTATTTCGACACGACGGATGCTCCGGTCGGTGCGTCGCCCACGTCGGCGGACGGCGCGGCGTAGACTGGGTGGAAGTCGCGCACGTCCGCCTGGCTTGCCGACGGCACGTCCGCCACGCCGGGACGAGAGCCGCCGCGCTCGCGGCTCTCGATGGGGCCGCGAGTGCATACGTTCAGCGCAAACGGCGACGCGTAGGTGCGCTGGCTGTCCGGCGCGGCGTCATGGTAGGCGGATGATTGCTCAACGCCGCGCACGGGCCAGTAGATCTGCTTGGCAACCGTGCGCATCGTCATTACCAGTTGCCGCCGCCGTCGCGTGCGTTTTCGCAGTCGGCCTGCGTAGAAGTCTGCCACGACGAGTTGAGGACGTGCCCCAGAAGCTCCTCGTCGAGGATGAGGTTCGTCGCGGAGGTCGCGGCTGCGGCGGTTGCGCTCGCGGTCGGGTCCACGTTGAAGTAGAACACGTAGTCCTGCGGGTTCCCGCCGGAGTTCGAGGCCTTGCGGAACGTGAGCGTATACGCCCCTGCTCCGTAGGTGTCTGCGTCCAGCACAGTCTTGAAGAGATATCCGCGCATGGATGCCGTCTTCCACGCCGTGCCGTTTGCGGCAGCGCGCAGTTGAGATGCGGTGATCATCGTTTCGTCTCCTTACGACGCGTGCGAGACGGCCTTCCATCCGGGCGTGGTCGTGCCGGTGGACACGTAGAGGCCGGGGTTCGTGCTGCCCGTCTTGATGAAGAGCTGTCCAACCACGTCCGCAGAAGACGGGAGGTCGTCGCCCTTGCCCTTGAACACGGCCCCAACTGCGCTGGACGCGGCGCTGGACGCGGCCTCGTCGATGTAGGGCTTGATGACGCGAAGCACGTCCTTGTTGATGTTTTCTGCCATTTTCGGTCTTTCCTTTCCCTGCCCTACCAGTCGGGCAGAATGTCTGACGGATGGCGCATGAGGCCGTAGTTCTGCGGCCCCTCGCGCCTGTCGCGCGAAATCGCGGCGGCGAGCATCCGCGAGAAGTTCTGCGTGTGGACGCCCTGCTCGTCGTTGCGCCGCTGTTCGGCTATCGCGAGGCAGCTCTCGACAACGAGTTCGGAGTGCATCGCGCCGCCCAGCGGATAAGGGCGCGTGTCGGAAGAGAGCGGCCCCGTGTCGGCGTCTGCGGAGAAGAACAGAAGCGCGGAGTCGGCAGGGGCGCAATCGAAATGGATTTGCTTCAACTGGCCTTTCGCGCCGATGGCGGAGCGCCATGTGACGGCTGCGAAGCGCGGCCAGCGGCTTTCGCCGCATGGGTGAAGCTGCCCGATGGGAATTACGGGGATGGACGGACGATGTGCCTCCGGCGCATACTTCAACTGCCCGAAGATGCGTCCGAACCCGTCCGGGAGATTGTAGGTTGAGACGCCAGGCGTGAGCTGAACCGACCCCTGCACCTTGAGGAACGACCAGTCGTGCGAGCCGTCCGTCATTTCCGTTGCGGGAGGCCAGTAGAACTGGCGGACGCCCGCCTGTATGCAGGAATCGACTTCCGCAGTGCGCGCCTCGTCAAGCGTCCCGGTGCCGTAGCCGAGGTAGTCCGATACCGTCTTGAAGAGTCCGTCGTATGAGACGGCGAGCGTGTCGGCGGAAGAGATGTCCAGCTCCGCGCAGAACGCCGTCCAGTCGAGGACGTACCCCGTGGTCGGCGTGGGCGCGGAGAGGATGGCGGTAAAGCCGTCGGCGGTCGGCGTCCCTGCGACGTGCGCGGCGATGATGTCCGCGCTGTCGCCTTCCGGCTGGCGCAGGCCCACGATCACGCTTGCGGGCGTGAAGGGTAGGGAAAGGCCGGTGAGGGTGACTTGCGTCGCCCCCGCCGGCACGTTCCATGCGCCGCTTCTGAAGAACGCCGCCGCCATGGCTTACGATGCCGCCTTTGCGATGACCGCCTGGTTGCGGAGGTTCGTGCAGACGAACGCCATGGAGGCGTCGAGGAACACGTTGCGCACGTTGTGGCGGTCGGCGTCGGGCTTCGGCTCGGACACGCGCTTGTCCCATCCGGAGAGGACGCCCATGCCGAGCGTGGACCAGTCGAGCATGTACACCGGCGCCTGCGCGTCGGAGTCGAGCTGCGGCACGTTGTACACGGGGTTGCCCTTGAACAGCGTCTTGCCGTCCTTGCTGGCGAGGTCGTTGCCGAGGTTCATGTTCTGGGCCTCCAGAATCTCCTCCATCGCCACCACCACGTCCGTGGTCGTGTAGATGCCGCGTCCCGAGCCGAGCTTCGGCTCCGCCACGTTGAGCGGGCTCTTGAAGTCGATCTTGCGGGAGGCAAGGCGCATCTTCTTGATGAGGTCGGCGGGCTTCACATCCGCGTACTGCGCCGCCCAGTTCGCCCAGCGGGCGTAGGACGAGGTGGAGATGCCTGCGCGCGCCTCCGTGACGGGGGTGGCGACGGACGCGCTCGTGGCCATTGACGGATCCTTGCCGTCAAAGCCGCCGCTCGCGTGGCTGGACGCGTCGGCGTTGGACTGGCGCGTGATCCAGTAGGCGATGCCGTCGGGTGTCACGTCGTCGGCCTTGTGCGGACGCATGCCCCAGAAGGTCGTCTCCATCAGGTTGTAGAACGACTGGTACATCAGCGTCATCTGCTCCTTGATGAAGTCGATGCGCTGCACGAGCGAGCCGCTGTTGAGGGCCTTCTCGCGGAGGTCGTAGGAGTACGAAGCCGTGACGAACTTTGGCGTGACCTTGCCCTTCACGAGCGCGTCCACGCGAGCGGACGTGTCGGTGTCGAAGAGCTTGGTGAACTTCGCCGTGCCATTGCCGGTGTTGTCGGATGCGACCGCGACGTTGAACGTCCACTCCTCGCCCTCGTAGAGCTTCTTGTGCTTGCCCATGAGTTCGCGCACCGCAACGTAGTCGTTGAGGTCGGAGAGCAGGTTGGTGAACTTGCCCTTGGCGATCATGAGTTCCATCGTCGCCTTCACGAAGTCGTCGATGGTTGACCCGACGGGCGTCGCCACGTTGGCGAGCGTCCCGGACTTGTAAGAGATTGAAACACTCATTGGATGATTCCTTTTTCTTGCAGGCCGGCGATGACATCGGCGTACTCGCCGTCACCGTCGCCCATGTTGTTTTTCCTGATTGCGCCGCTTTCGCCACCCGGCTTCGCGAGCGCGAGGCTCTTGCGCTTTTCGAGCGCGGCCTTCTTCTTTGCTTCGGCTTCCGCCTTGGCCTTTGCAGCGGCCTCGGCTTCCTGCGCCGCCTTGGAGGAATCCCATTCCTTGGCGTACTTCGCAAGCAGCCTGCCCTGCTCGATGAGGAGGCTGCGCATCCCGTTGAACGCCTTGACGAGGCCTTCGTCAAATTCGTCGTCGGACAGCTCAGCCGGGAGGTTGTCGGCGGAAATGCCATCGCCGCCTCCGTTGCCGTCATCGGTTGTGTCTGGCTTGGGTGTGGACTTGCCCTCGACAAGCGCGATTGTGCGCTCCAACACCTTCGGGTCTGTGAACGTGCGGGTGTCGGCAAGCGAAATGCCTGCCTTCACCGCGCGCTCGATCAGTTCGTCGGATATGGTGGCTTCGCCGTCTCCGCCATCTTCCACGTCTGCGCCGTCCGGCTTGTCGCCGTCCGTTGCTTCCGGGGCGTCCTGCGTCTCGGGCGCAACCGCCTCACCGCCGCCTTTCGTGGCGTCGGGCTTGTCCCCGTCAACCGGCGAATCCTCAGCCGGAGCAGGGGTCTTGTCCTCATCCTGATCCATAGCCTTTTCGATCTCCCTGTGGAGGTCGGACACGGGCATATTACCATTTTCTGCGGAAGTTTTTTCTTCCGTTGTCTCGTTTGTTTCTTCTTTGCTCATTTTTTCCACTTTCTGCGCTATGGCATTTGGTGTTTTCAGATGAAAGACGCCTTGTCGTGCATTCCGCGAACCTTGAGCGCCTTGCGTCGGTGCGCGGCGTTTCGGTAGATGGGATTGCCGTCTGCGGTGACCTCAGTCGGCACGCCGTGCTTGCGGTAGTAGTCTCGAAGTTCCTGCGCCTGCGACGGCGCGACGCCGGACGCGATACACTCCATCGGCCAGCCTTTGGACGCGGGGACGCCCACGCCTTCCGCCGCGAAGTCACGGCGGTACGTCTTGCCCTTGTGGCAGATTTCCTGCGGGTGGTGGCTCGCCGGGAACCAGCGCGTGATCACGTTGCGTCCGTTGCGATAGCAGTACATTGGCATGATGGCAAGACTCCTATGATATTGAACGCGATGCGGACAGCGCGGCCTTCTCCGCCTGCTGCGGATTGCCGCCGAGAAGCGTCTGCATGAGCGCCGCGTCGCGCCCCTGGCGCGTCGCGCCCGGACGGTTCACGCGCTCGTATGTGCGGTGAGTGACGGGTGCCTTCGTTGAGACGTACTGCGGCGTGGGGCTTCCGCCAGACGGCGCGCGACGCTCCGGCGGCTGGTTCGGGAACAGCACGAAGTCCGAAAGCTCGTTCAGGTTGGAGTTTTCGCCAATCCACTCCAGCACGGCGCGGAGGTCGATCTGCGCGCCCTGCTCCTGGAGCTGCGGGAGCATCGGAAGGATCACGCGCTCGTATGCCGTGAGGAACTTCTGGACGCGAGTCGCGGGCGAATCGTCCTGCATCGAGAACACGTCAATGTCGAAGTTGTAGTCGAGGAAGTCGCCGTCGCGCGTCTCCGGCGTCCACTTCTTCGTGATGGAGAGGCGGTCGTTCGGGCGTCCGGTCGCGGTCTTGACGAGCGTGCGCTCGCGCACGGGGTCGGTCCACATGTACCACGCAAGCCGCTTGAAGATTGCCTTCGCAAATTCAATCGTGGCGTCGGCCATGGCGTGAAGGCGCACGGACGAGGACTCCGAAATCAGCTTCTCCTGCATCGCGGTGTCCGCCTGCGGCGAGAGCCCGCCGAGCGAGTCGATGTTGCCTGCGATGAGATTGAAGCGGTCCCACGTCTGGAGGAAGAACGCGACGCCGCCCTGGTCCGTGCCGCCGATGACGATCTGCTCCGGTGCCGCGCCGTCGTAGCGGATGGCCTCGCCGTCCTGCGCTTGCTTGAGCCGCGTGATCGCCTCCTCGTTCCCGCCCTGGAACGCAGCGACGGCCTTGCGCCCCATGGTCTGCTTCGCCAGCTTGCGGAAGAGCCGGTTGGCAAGTTCGTTGAGGTCGCGCCAGACTGCGACGGGAGCGAGCGGCATGAGGTTTCCGGGAACGTCCGAGAACCACAGCTTGATGTACGGCGTGCCTTCCGGCCCGTCCCACGGCTCGTCGCGCAGAATCTGCAACGTCTCAACTGCGTAAGTCACCATGCGGTTTTCGCGGACAAGATACACGTCGCGCAGATGGACGCGGGGCGAGTACGTCACCGCACTCTCGTCAACCGATATGGTGTGGACGTGCTCTTGCCCGTCAGCGGACACGCCGTTGTCGTCGTCGGGCGCGATGGTCTTGCCGTACATGGCCTTTATCTGGTCGGCGTCCATCCAGTAGTCGTTGCCCTCGTACTGCACCTCCTCCCACGAGCGAGCCGACATGTCGCAGAAGTAGTCGTCGAGCTGGACAATGGAGACGAACGGCTCGTCGCCTATCTTCGCGTTGTCGTTCGTTCCGCCGAGGCCGACCTTCACGATGCCGATTGAGAAGATGGCCTCCGTGACGGCGCGGCGAAGGGTGGACGAGAGGTTTATCTCGCCTGGAATCTGGTTGAGCGCGATCTCCATGTCCGCCGCGAACGGGCGCAGTTCCTGCGCGTCGGTTCTGACAATGCACTTCGGGACGCGCGCCGCGAGGTGGCGGAGGTAGATGGTCACGGCAAGCTCGACGAGGTTTACCGGGCTCTTCTCCTTCGTGCCCTTGTCGGCGTAGTGGAAGCCGACGAACTGGCGCACGGAGTCCTTGCGCTCCTTGCGGGGGCGCTCAAGCGTCTTCTGCGACCACGTTATCGCCTGGTGTAGTTTGTTGAAGTCCATTTCTGTTCCTCGTTCGGTTCAGTCAATCTCCCTGTTCCGGCCTCTCTCGGCGCGGGAGTCTCCGATCAATGAGGTTCACGTACACACCCTGGGCCTGTCCGCGCCGCGAATGCTGAACGGCGCGGGACGACGTTCACGGCGTGTCGATGCACGACGGGCACGACTCCGTAATGTTGCCGTCGGAGAGCGTGCAGTTGCCGTCCTTGCACTCGACCTTGACGTTCTTCACGTCGCCGCCCTTGGCGATGTAGTTTTCGATGGCGTTGCGGAGCGCGGCGTACCCGGCCTCTCCCGCGACGGAGCCGCCTGCCGTGGCGATTGCCGCGCCCACGCGCGAGGCGAGCTCCGCCGCGCCCTTGAGCGACACGTCGATGGTCTTGGCGAGTTCCTCGGACGGCTTGGACGAGTAGTTCTGCATCTGGAAGTCGATCGAATCCTTGCGGATGCCGAGGGTCGCCGTTCCGATGAGCGAGTCAGTCCAGTGCCGCCAACTGGACAGCTCCACGGGTTCCTTGACCTTCTGCACTGTGCCGTCCTTGGCAACGATGGGGCGGCCTTCGAGGTCGCACACGACGCGCTCGCCGCCCCACTTCGCGTAGGTGGAGGTGCAGCCAGCGACGCACGCGACAATCACGACCAGCAAGGCCATGAGGCACGCGGCGGCAGGCGCATGATTTAGGATGTTGTGTTTCTGTTCCATTTTCATTCTCCTTTTTCGTTTTCTCGTTTAACAAACCACGCGGGCGGATCCAACCAAAACTAGAAAATGGCCTTTCAAAGACCGCCCGCGTTCCCGGCACTCGCCGGAAATTGACTGTTGCAGGACACGATGCCCTGCGCCTTGGCGCGCTCATACGCCCTGCGCCACGAATCCCAGCCAAACTCCCGGCACGCCCATGCGACGACCTTGCCGCGATGGCGCCAGACGTAGCGCATGGGGTTGTACCACTTGTAGGTCGCGTCCGCCATGATGAGGCAGTTGCGGCGCAGCTCGTCGTTCGCCGCGCGGAACTTCGCCTCCGTGCCGTCGTTGTCGTAGGTGAAGCGGCAATCATGCCCACGGCACGGAACGCAGAAGAGCCAGAACCACCTGTCGAGCTTTCGCCGCCACTTGTCGGGCATGTCCTCCGGGCCGATGCCGTTGCACGCGCGCGCGATGTTAGACAGCCCGAGCGTGCAGAGGAACTCCGCGCCGGAAAGTTTCAGCTCGAACGCGGTAACGATTGTAATCTTCGCCTCGTCGATCGTAATCATTGCGCGCCTCCGCCGAATATCCGTATCACCTTGTCGATGTTCGACAGGGCCGCGCCGCCGCCCGTGCCGAGCGCAAGCGCGATGGAGATGACCTTCCACGACAGCTTCTTGACGCGCTCCGCTGTCTTTCGCTGGCAGTCCATAAGCGCCAAGAGAATGTGCGACTGCGCAAGGGCGCGGTCTTCCGGCGTCTTCGCGTCTTTCAGTTCACGCTCAAGCGCGGTCTGCATTTCAAGCGTCATTTTCTAGTTCCTCCTAAAAATCTCTGTCGCGTTTTCGCCCATTCGTTGCCTCCTTACGCCGTCTTGTCCGCGCCCCACGAGAACGCGCCCGTTCCGCGATTCCTGTAAAGCCCATCGGCGCGCGGCGAGCCGTCCGAGTTCATCCCGACGGTCGGGTTCGCACGGTCGTACATCGCGCCCTCGGACTGGCCGAGTTCGTTCGTGAAGCGGACTGGGATGAAGTCGCGGACGAGGTTGCCAGCGTCCAAAATTTTACAAGAGTAAATCTTACCAATGGTCTTTCCTTGCCCAGTACCGTTCGCCCAGAACAGGTAGGCCGACGCACTCCCGGTAAAAGAACCCGATGGGGTGAATCTTTTAACTCCGTCAAGGAATAATCCAGAAGAACTTAAATCAACATTAAAATCACCACTGTGAAAATCAAGCAGTACAAGATTCGACTCCGA